TGTCCGTTGGGTAAGTCTTCTCGGAAAATGCGCCCTCTGCGATTCAATCAACGACTGCCTGAAAGAATCCTGCCACGGAGAGCTGTATTGCATCTGGGGGCCGAAGGCGGTGACAACATGCGCATAACCGAACCGCCCAACCTGCATGAAGTCAACTGCTGCGGGGTCTGCAATCATTCAGAGTGGTTGCTGGATCCCAATTGTCGAAAGCACAAAAAGCAGACGTATCAATCACAGGTCTGCGACGATTTCGAGGTGATACCGGATGGCTGAAGACACACAAAACTGCCAAGGTTGCATTAATATTGAAAGACAAAACAGGTGCTCAATATTTCAACAGTCTTGTGCGTATATGGAGACCCTACTTTGGAAGAGGATCTGCTGTTTCAAAGAGGTGATCCCATGAACCTTGATAAAAACATCGGATGGTGCACGCACACGCACAACATCGAAACGGGTTGTCTCAACAGGGAGCTAGGGATCTGTAATGTCACCAACTGCTACGCCCGACAAGTGGCAGAGAATCCCCTCTATCACAAGGTGTTCCCCTATGGGTTCGAGCCGCACTTCTACGAGGAGCGGATTCATCAGGTGCAGAAGCTCAGGAAGCCCGCGATCATCTTCATGGACTCTATGAGCGATACCTTCGGGTCATGGTGGACGGAGGAGCAGATCCTCAAGGTGCTGCACATTATGGACAGTCTGCGGGGCGTTGGTTGGCATAAGTACGTCGTGCTGACAAAGAACCCCGCGAGGATGGTAGAGACCCTTGGGAGATATGCAAAGACAGATGGTGTTGATCGGTTGGAAAACATCTACTTCGGCACGTCCGTAACGGGTCTCTATGATATTAGAGAAATCTCCCGGCTTGATTACTTGACACAAGTTCATAGTATGGGGTACAAGACGGTGCTTTCGATGGAACCCCTCTTGTATGATCCGGCACATCTTCTCACCTATGGTATCAACTGGTTGGATTGGTTCATCATCGGAGGGCAGACCAAACCGACAAAGATTCCGCCGGTTGAGTGGATATTAACATTTTGCAGCGTCCCCCTCAAAATGCCGATATTTCTGAAGGATAATCTGGGGCTTCAACATCTTGACAAATCGAAGATGTTCCCAGCCGATCTCCTGCCGATAGTGCAGGCATGGGGGAAAGCATGACCCACCGGATCGCCTACCTCAAACCTGACCGGACTATCTATAAGGAGACCGAGGTCCCCATTGATCGCACCATGGCCGAGATCAAGACAATGCTCGTCAAGAATGGCTGCAGTCGCATCGGTATCCAGGATGACATGAGAGGTAAGTTCCCGCTCTATACGCTGATCTTCGAGAAAGACAGTATGCCGTATATGATCGAATTTCCCGTAGTCTATGAGAGGCGGGCCAGCGGTGACCGGCTCAATATGAATCTCTCCGGGCGGATCATCAGGGACCGCATTAAGGCGCTTCTTATGGAAGTCGAAATCGGTATGTCACCCTTCCCGGCGGCCATGGCACAGTTCGTAGCGATCGCGGACCGCTCGACCGGGCAGCCAACTCAGATGGAGAACTACATCGCGGAGCATCCCAAGGAGATCCCCTCAGGGATGTTGTTCCTGCCGGGCGGGAGGTCCTGATGAGCAAAGAGGCCGGTGTCTGGGGCAGGTCGGGCAGATCCCGCCGTGCACATCTTTTCATCGAGGGAAAACCTGCCTGCGGCTTGTCGGTTCATATGGAAATGGACTTCCCGAAAGGGTGGGATGAAAACGACCCGGACACCTGCAAGAAATGCCGGGAATGGGCGCATTGGATCAAGAAAGGGGGGCGGAAAATACCGGCACGAACTACACGAAATGCACGAACTGCATAAACTGCACGAATCGACACGTCCCTAATCGGTATATCATCTCCCATTTGATTCTTTTCTCAAACTGCCTGCATAGTGCGGGCAGGAGTGTACACTCAATGGTTGAACCCTATGCGAAAGTAACTCAAGTCTGGGCCGGCGGCGTAAATAGCCTCACCGACCCCGAAGACATGGAGACCCTTACATTCTCCAGGAAGGAACTGATCGAGTTCGGCGGCGCGGATAAGGAGAAGATCAATTTCACCGTCGAGTATGATGTGACGAAACTGGCATACTCGGCCAACATCTCGATCGCGCTGGTCTTCGACAAGTCAATCGTCGTCAACCAGACGGACCTCAAGAACGTCCAGGGTGCGGGATATAGCTCATACCGCATGCGTGGACTGCCGAAATATGAGAACCAGATGAAGATCGGCCAGCACACCCTGGATATCGTCATCAAGCTCAGGCCCCGGTATTCGATCTGGCACTGGATTGACAACTATAAGGCTTTCACCGAGCTCCAGAGCGTCGCGGAGTCCCGCACCAGCCGGATCGTCGTCATGGTCCCGTGATCCGCATGTTCCTCTTTTTTTTCAATGCCGGGCAGCCGTGGTATCAATTAGATCCAGAAGAATGGCATGCCATTTTTTACGGTCTCAAAGACGGCTGGAAATTCTGGAAACGCACCCACATAAAATATTCCGAGATTGATAAACTCGACGAACCGGACTTCATTAAAACCGCGATAAAAAACCACTACCATTACTACGAGGTTGCGTCGGATTTACCAGAAGACATCCTGTTATACGCATTTATTCTCTTCGGTGCGGTAACAAAAGGACCAGAAGCCGCCGGGACGGCATTGAATATCGTGATGAAAATCGTCTCGGTACTGCCGGTATAATATGACCAACGCCCTGGCCGTGACGGACCGAAAAGGTGTAGCGGGTCACTCCCGCACCTGGGGCATTTCCCTTCAGAAGTGGGTTTTCGGTCTCACACGCCTTTTCCCACTTTCTGCGGGGGCAAAAAATGCTATCGCATGTCTCATATAAGTGCCCGGCAGTCGGGAACCCTGCCGGGTTCTCAAGTCCTAATGCAGCAGGGTAGGGAAGCCAGGACAATCCCGCCGGCCTCATAAGCCAGTGTCGCAAGACTCACCGGTTCGAATCCGGTCTCTGCTATCCATGAAAAGCAAACTCCAGCGCCTGAAAGAATGGATCTGCCGTAATTTCGGGCACAAGAGATGGCCACCCCATGACGGGAAAATCCCGATGTCAATGGATCAGTGGTGTCTGCGGTGTGGGAAATATCTCGGGGATTGAGATGGTCTGCCAGAACTGTCAGGGAAATGATGGAGACTGCCCGGACTGCAACCGGCCGTTATCCAGGGATCCACACCCATACCAGCCGCGAACTGGAATCAGATGGGTACGTGAAAGGAACACCACCGGAGGGGTAGTCCATGAAGACTACTGATCCGGTTGAAAAAGAAACAGCCTGCGGGCATCGTCCGGAGGTCTCGGACTGTATGCTCTGCCGGCAGTATGCGTGTCGGGTCTTCCAAGACCGACCGGCACCGGATCGCTCACAACGGGTACGGAAGAAATGAAAGCCATCATTGAGTTCCCGCCGATAATCTCGCATATCAACCAGTTCCGGTGCAAGCGGGTCCGAGCCCTGCCGGATGTTGCAGAGCGGTATGCCAACGATCCCAGATGGATGCACCAAAACCAACTGCAAAGAATGAGTTGCCTCTCGATCCTGTCAAAACTGGCCGGCATGGAGTGCCAGGTCATCCTGGCCTGGAAGACCGACAAGGCGATCATGTACGGTCTTTCCCTGAGTGAGCGGGTCGAGGCGCCGGATGAGATGGGGGTCAGGATGTTTCATGACAAGTGCCAGTTCCCCGCGGATTATTTTGAGGTGTTGGACTCGGGCTACATGGAGGCGCGGTAATGAAAAAGAAGGAGCTCAGGAACGTCCCGATCGCCGATCTGGTTCCTTACCAAAAAGAGATCCACAATACCACTAAATCCGTCCCGGATATTGCCCACTCCCTGCAAAAATTCAATTACGTCAAAACCTCGGTCGTTGTCGATGAGAACCTCCAGGTAATCTGCGGTCAGGGAGTTCTCAAGGCAATGCAGGAAATCGGCTGGAAAAAGGTACCTGAGGTCACCCAGGTTATCGGCATGCCCGAGATCCTGAAACGCGAGTATCGGATCGCAGATAACCAAAGCGGCAGCCGCTCGAAATGGAATGTGGAGGACCTGCTGAAAGAGATCGACGAGATCAAACTCGAGGATCATGACTTCCAGACTGCCGATATCGCCTTCACCCAGAATGAACTCGACCAGATGCTCCACGACCTCAAGGAAGAGAAAGAGGTCGAAGAGGATGATTTCGACCCGGCAACCATCAAGGAGACCGACATCAAACCCGGGGACGTCTTCCAGCTCGGCCCCCACAGGCTCATGTGCGCTGATGCGACACGGTCCGAGGACCTGCAGCAGCTCCTGGATGGCAAGCAGGCGCACATGGTCTTCACGGACCCACCATACAACGTGGATTATACCGGCAAGACCAAAGATGCCCTCAAGATCATCAACGATCACATGAACCAGGCTGAATTTTATCAGTTCCTGCTGCAGGCATACCAGCGTATGTACGATGGTAGTATGCCCGGCGCCCCGATCTACGTCTGCCACTCGGACTTGGAAACAATCACTTTCCGGCAATCTTTCATGGAAGCCGGCTTCGAGCTCAAACAGTGCATCATCTGGGTCAAGGACCAGTTCGTGCTCGGCCGGCAGGACTACCACTGGCGCCACGAACCAATCCTTCAGGGTTGTAAGGGTCATGAGCCGATCCTCTACGGATGGAAGGGAGGGAAGGCCCACCGTTGGTTCGGAGGTCGCGACAAGGACACAGTCTGGGAGGTCCCGAAGCCATTAAGGAACGCCGAGCATCCCACCATGAAGCCGATCGCCCTTGTGGCACGGGCCGTGCAGAACTCTTCTGTGAAGGGCAACGTGGTCCTGGACCCGTTCGGCGGTCTTGGTTCAACTCTCATGGCATGCGAGGAGACCGGACGGGTCTGCTGTACGGGAGACCTGGATCCCCACTATTGTCAAGGCATGATCGACCGGTGGGAGCAGTTCACCGGAAAGACTGCGAAAAAAGAGCCGGTACTGTTTAAAGAGGGATAATTACGACCAAGAAATTACCGCCTGAAAAGAAGAAGAAAATGGGTCGCCCCTCACCCTATAATCCCGACATTCACCCGGAAACCGCCCGATCGCTCGCCCGGAAGGGAAAAACCAATCTCCAGATCGCACAGGCAATCGGGGTGAGTCTTGACACTATCCAAGTATGGATTAATCAATATCCTGACTTTTCCGAAGCCTTAAAGGAAGGCAAAGCACCGGCGGACGCGAAGGTTGAGAAGTCCTTATTCCAGCGGGCAATCGGGTACAAATATACGGAAAAAAAGGTCATTCAGTTGCCAGATGGCACCATCCGAAAAGAGGTTACGGAAAAGGAAGTCGCCCCTGATGTGACCGCTCAGATCTTCTGGCTCAAGAACCGGCTGCCGGACGAGTGGAGAGACAAATCCAACCTGGAGCATAGCGGCCCGGGTGGGACCCCCATCCCAATATCCCAGGTCGACGTTGAAAAGATCCTCGGAACAAAAGCATACCGTGACTATGAAAAGAAACTCTTCGCAGAGATTACTGCCGCCAAGTCCCCGAATGCTCGCGCATGAGGCAAGTGGGGGGCGATGGACTTGTCCCCAGCACCTCACGGTACTGAACGAGTACCTCCTAGCGATCGCCGCGGGAAAGATAAAGCGCCTGATGGTCTTCATGCCGCCCCGGCATGGGAAGAGCGAACTGGTCTCAAAATATTTCACTGCCTGGTATCTTGGCACATTCCCGGACCGACGAGTGATCCTCACATCTTATGAGGCGGATTTCGCAGCCCAATGGGGCAGGCGGGCCCGGGAAGTTGTCGAAGAATGGGGAAATCTCATCTTCTTCGAGAAGGTTGAGGTCATGCCGGACAGTTCCTCGGCATCCCGTTGGGATATTACCGGGCACACAGGAGGTATGGCGACAGCGGGAGTCGGCGGTCCGATCACTGGAAAGGGTGGCGATCTCATAATTATCGACGATCCGGTCAAGAACGACGAACAAGCGATGAGTGAGACATACAAGGAGAGATCCTATGAGTGGTATAAAGCCACGCTTTCAACCCGTCTGGAACCACACGGCGCCATCATCCTCATCATGACTCGGTGGAACGAAGACGATCTCGCGGGAAAACTCATCGAGGAAATGAAGGCAGGCGGGGAAAAATGGGAGATTATCAACTTCCCTGCCCTCGCAGAAGATAATGACCCACTGGGACGGCCGGTAGGATCCCCCCTCTGGCCAGAACGGTTTGATCTCGATGCAATCAACGCCACCAAACGCAGAGTGGGCACCTATTGGTTCGCCGCCCTTTACCAGCAGCGGCCGGCACCCGAGGAGGGCGAACTCATCAAGCGGAAATGGTGGAAGTTCTATAAGACGCGACCCGATGGTCTTGAGTTGGCCCAATCCTGGGACTGCGCATTCAAGGACCTGAAGACGTCCTCGAACGTCTGCGGACAGGTCTGGGGTCGGACGGGTGCGAGTTTTTATCTCCTTGATGAAGTCTGCGATAAAATGGATCTCCCGGCAACGCTCAAGGCGGTTCAATCCCTCACCGCGAAGTGGCCGAAAACCATCGCCAAATATGTCGAGGATAAGGCCAACGGCCCTGCAGTCATCCAGATGCTTAAGAACAGGATCCCCGGATTGATTGCGGTCGAACCGGAAGGCGGCAAGATTGTCAGGGTGCATGCGGTTACGCCCGTCATCGAGGCCGGGAATGTCCATCTTCCAGATCCCTCGATCGCGCCTTGGATTCATGACTTCATCCAGGAATGCTCGGCATTCCCGAACGGAAAATATTCTGATCGCGTGGATGCGATGAGCCAGCTCCTGAGCCGGTGGGCCGTGACCATCCGCAACACCGCAAACGAACCGACCGTGGAGCAGGCCGTTGCGGCAGCGACCGAGGATGACGATTTCGGATTCTCTGGTAGTGCAGATGATGAACTCGGAGATTTGTTCGGATGAGAATTGCAAGGAGGAATTATGGCAACTAAGAAAAAATCAGATTTGATTGAAGAGGGCGTTTACTACGTCACCATTACCGGGTATACATTCAAAGCCCCGAAGATCAATGCAACGGAGATTCTGAAGGTCAAGGATAACAAATACATCAAGGAGGGACTCGGGCAGCAGCAGAGCCTCATCTTCCAAGATCCCGTCTCGCTCTCGGTGCAGAAACCCAAGAGCAAAGACCTCGACGGGGATCTCACATCCTCCCTGCAGGACATGTGTTCCGCCCGGGACGTCCGCCTCGACATCTCCCAGCAGAAGGCGTGGCGGGACGCCATGGAGTTCGGTTGCGGGCCTCGGAATCCCTACTGGGATTATGGAGTGCTCGATCCTGACGGAGTGCTTCAGCCGGGCGCGGAGTTCCGCCTGCTGAAACTTAATCGCCTGCCTCCCGAGAGTTTCAGGAACGCGGGCAACTCAATGGCCTACGTGTATAACCGCATCCTGCCGGGCATCCGCATCAACGCCAAGACAAAGGAACCCGAGTACTGGCAGACTCAAGACGACGGCAAGATAATCAAGCTCAAGAACGTCCACCTCACCCTTGACCCCATGACGGGTGAGTTGGGTGGCACGCCTGCCATTATCCCCATCTTCCCCTTTGTGAAGATGGTGAATTATTCCTGGCAGCGGCAGATGCAGAAGGTCAATATCTGGGGAAGTGGGGGACTCAAGACCATCAAAGTCACGAATCCACAGGGTGACGACCTCAAATTCGCCGAGAAGTTCCTCAAGAACGAGTCCGCCTCGAATCGCTACCAGATCCGGCCGAACATGGAAATCGTTGACCTCGGAGTGGATTCCAGCACGGGTTCCGCACTCGAGACCATCACGCAACTCGGTATGGAGTTCCGGCGGTTCTTCTCCCCAGCGGGTCTCGTCTCCAAGGAGGGAGGGACACTCATCGGGGGGTCAAACACCCAAGAGTTCAAACTCCTCTTAAAATATATCCGGGGCATCCATAACTGGCTCGAATGGGACATCGCAGATCTCCTCGACCCGTGGCTCGTCTATAACGGCTACAAGGAGAAGGGATACCGGATTCTCGTCGACCTCCCGGAACCCGAAGAGGACATGTCTGAACTCCTCCTCAAAATTGCAGACGCGGGCCAGCGGGACCAGGCACTGGACACAAAGACGAAACATCAACTCCTCCGCATCGCTGCCAAGCATGCCGGGGTTGAACTTGCAGAGCTTGACGATGCAGGCGCGCTCGCAATTCAGGAACAGTATGCGAAGGCCGCCCCCGCGCCCTTCACGCCGCAAATGCAGAAGGCCATGATCGCCACGGAGTCGGTCAAGTCAAATCCCTTGGATCCCTACGTGGGAGTCTTCCGGAAGGAGTACCAAAAAATCATGCGGGCCGCACTCCAAATCGAAGAGGGAAATGCAGAGAAAACATGATGAACATGGAAATGATTCAGCGTATGATCCAAAATGAAAAAAACAGGAGGTAAAAAGCATGACTTATTGTGACTATCTTGAGGCAAAGATCCTCGATGACTGGTTCGGTAAAGCAGGAAATACCGTGCCGGCGACGCTCTATCTGGGCGTTTGTACTGGAATCACAGAAGCGGGAGCGATCACGGGCGAACCGTCAGCAGGGAATTACGCCCGGGTAGCGGTGACGAACAATGTAACGAACTTCCCGAACGCCAGCGGAGGTGCGAAGGCAAATGGCACAGCAGTCACGTTCCCCGAAGCAACAGTCGCATGGGGGGCGGCGGTAACCAAGTTCTTCTGGTCGGATGCTGCGAGCGGGAATACCAACACGCTCGGGTACGGGGATCTCACGGTCTCGAAGACCATCGGAGTGGGCGACACACTCAAGTTCAACATCGGTGACCTGACCTGGACGCTGGACTGATCGGTTATGGCGATCATCTCGCTCGACACATGGCTTGCCGCCGTAAATAGTAATGCAATCTGGGCGAAGACCGGGACGAGAACAACAGTCGCCGTCACCCCCTTCACCACGGCAGGTGTCGCAGGGAATCCCGTGGGGACGCTCAACGTCGGAAATACCGCGAACGGAATTGTCCCCACGGATGATGGCACGGATGGTCCGGCACTACCCGCATTCACGAACACCGCGTACCTCTCAAGGGTCATGTATGGCTCCTCGGTGGCGTGCACGATCAGGCTCTACGATCGCCTGTTTGCGGCTGGTGCATATGCTTTCGGTGCAGACACAACCCTCGCATCACAACCGAGTTTCGCAGGCAGAATCCCCACAAACGGATATTACGGGCTTGAACTCTGGGCAGAGGCCGTAACGGCATTCACGGGGCAACCCTCTATTCAGGTTAACTACCTCGACCAAGACGGCGGTGCGGGAGACACCGGCGCGGTTGTGTGTCCCGTATCAGCTCCGATCCTAGGAAGGATGTGGAGACTCCCACTCGCGGCGGGAGACGCGGGTATCTATGGCGTGGCGGGCATCGTCCGTGTCAGGGGCACGGTGGCCTCCGCGGGAACGTTCAACATCTCGGTGATGCGCCCCCTACATGTGATGCGAGTTCCCGTAGCGGGGTTCTGTGGTGTGGATGACTTCCTAAAGACGGGACTTCCGCAGATATTCCCAACATCATGTCTGTGGATCGTTATTGAAACCGATAGCACAGCGGTTGGTCTCCCATGGGTGGGCTTTGATCTTGCAGATGGATAAGAGATGAACAGCGTCCTGAGGAGAAGCCGGGGTGACAGGCTCACCCTGACAAACCTCGTAAGGAAGCGTTCCGTGGCGGGAGCAGAACAGATAGCGCAGCAGTTCTGGTTATATCCGACCGTTCAACAAGCATCCGGTGTTATCCTCGCAACCAGTACCCTCTCGGGTTCCGCCCGCGCAATCTATCGCGCAAGTGGTGCCATCCCGGCGACATGTGCTCTCGGAGGAACTGCCCGCGTAACTACCAAGGGTGCGGGAGTTGTTCCCGCAACCGTGGTTCTTGCGGGTGTTCCGCGTCTGACCACAAAAGGCGCTGGGGCAATTCCCGCGCAAAGCGGTCTGACCGGATTAGCGAAGATGACCTGCAGATCCCAAGGGAGTCTCGACGCGATATCAGCCCTTGCGGGTATTCCGACGGTTATTAGCAGCGGCGGACTGATTTATGCCGCTGGCAATCTCCCCGCCCAAGTGATCCTATCCGCAGTTCCGCACCTGACTATGAAAGGTATCGGAGTAATCTCCGGACAAAGCAGCCTGACCGGATTAGCGAAAAGAATCGCAAGAACCACTGGGAACGTCGATGCAGTATCAACTGTTACAGGTCTGGCAAAACTTACATGCAGATCGTCTGGGTTAATCGATGCGAACATTATCCTCTCAGGGATTCCCCGGCAGGCATATCGGGTGACGGGCGGCATTCATGCCACTTCAATATTAAGTGGGACGCCCAGATGCACACTTCGGGGTACTGGCAATCTCGCAGGGGAAAGCAATCTCGCAGGGGTGCCCCGGAAGTACCAATACGTCTCATCCATCGCATCAGCTCTGGAACGAGTTACAACCGTTGAGACAACCCCTCTCCCGCTCCCCTCGGTTGAGGTGCAAACAAGAACAACTATCGTGGAGGCGATTACGTGAAATGACACAAGAAACAAGCGTATTACTAGGAAACACCGTCCGGTTGAGGGTGGGTTTCTATAACTTCGCAAAGGTCTTGACCGATGTAACGGCAGGTCCCACCCTCAAGATTTACGGACTTCGAGACCCCCCGCTGGAAACGATCACGGAGGGAATCCAACATCCCAGCACCGGGGTATATTATTACGACTACACTCCGAGCAAGGAGGGCGAGTTCATCTATGAATTCTCCGGCATGGTTGAGGGCACACCATCTTTAGCACACGGGAAACTTTCAGTGATTTTCAATCTATGAGTGAGACCGAGCTCCACGTATCGCTGTCACAATGCCGTCATGCCGCATGCTGGAAGCGCTACAAGGGCCAGGAATCCATCACCCTCTACCTGCCCGAGATGTTCCGTGAGTGCAAGGCAACCATCGACAAGTGGCGCGGCTACGAGTGCCCCGATCCTGATGGGGGCAGCCCCCCCTGTGCCTGCCATGAGATGTATATCCAGGCCCTAGTGGGGAACATGGTCTTCTCATACCTCATGGAGCGGCTCTGCCTCGAGCGGGCCCGGCAACGGATCCGCCTACGCCGGGACAAGTGCGAACCCTGCGCGATCGCGGGCGTCACGGATGCCATGTTCGGGTATATCATAAACCGCTGGGACCTCACATGACTGCAAAAACCTCACCGGAAATCGCCAAGGATCCCTCACAGTCCCTTCATATCGAGGACCGGTTCGAGGCACGACTACACCGGCTCTTCCTGAAGTTCAAAAAGAAGATCCCGGATCTCGTGGGGAAGCCCCAGACCCAGAAGGTAGGTGACCTTCCGGCTATTAACCTGGATGCGTTCCGTACCAATCTTGACGTTGCCATAACGGAAACCATCCTGACCCCGGGTGAGAAAATCATCACGGAAACCGTTGTGGAGGCATACCAGCACGGGATCCTGTTCGCGGTCCTGTGGGGGCGCCGGGTCGGCAAGGACATCCCTCTCACGGAGTTGCCTGCGGACCTGCGCACGATGGAGATCCTGCAAGCCAGAGACCTCTCCGAGCTGAAGGGCATTACGGACGTCATGTCAAAGGAGATGACCCGCACCCTCTCGGATGGCGTCCTAGCAGGCCGGACGTTCAAGGAAGTCACCCAGGATATGCTGGCCGCGGTGGACGATATCGGCCTCACCCGGGCGTCAACGCTCGTCCGGACCGAGACCATGCGGGCGGTCAACGAGGCCACGCGGGAACGATATGATCAGTTCGGGATTGAGAAATTTCAGCGGCTCGAGGCGATTGATGAGAAGACCTGCGAGGACTGGGAGTTCAACGTCGGCGGCGAGACCTACTACGGATGCGCGGCGATTGACGGGTTGGTGTGCACGCCAGAGGAGGCGGCAGAGGTTGATGCTCAGGCCCATCCAAACTGCCGTGGCTGCTGGACGATCTACATTGAAGAAACCCCAGTAACCGATGAGGGGGGAGATTGACCTCAGGTTGCCCCCTCTCTAAAAATGAGATGGCGTATATCGATAAACATCTCGCAGACGGCCCCGGCCGGATTGCCCACGATCTCGGCAAGAAATTCCATAAAGAGAACGGGGGCCACAGGGCTCGGATGACTGTGCGGTCCTATATCTATCGTAAACAGCGGGAAGAGGGTGCCCAGGTCCAACTTCTGGTGAACGTCCCGGCAACCCTGTTACGAACGGCGCGGGAAAGGGGGCTAACCAAGGAAGAGATCGATTCTACTGCGCGGGTCGCGATCCTGAAGAAGGCGAGGATGACAAGGTAGTCTCTCTGGGCTGGTAACGCATATCCCCAGAGAAGGTGAAGTATCGACCCTTACAACGAGAAAACGCTGAAAATAATTCGTGAAGATATCAGGGAAATTCGCAACACCGGATTTAAAATAACGGCGCTCGCAGCAGATTGTTTCAGAATGCTCGACAACCCGCCGGTCGACCCGGAAGCATGGACGGAGATGATGAACAAAATCCTCGAGTGGGGTGACCAACTGA